TTAACGTTATGTGGATCTGTTTTTTTAGTTACATCAATATAGTATTGAACATTTGAAGGAACTTTAACTTTACCAATATCTGTCCAATTGATTATACTATTATTTGTTATTGTGTAATCCAATCCTTCTGTTAATATCATATTAGCATTTAAATATACTTTATTTATTTTAACTAATGTATCAATCGCAATATAATTTTCAAGATAATCAACACCACCACTACTTCTAAACACTGATAATGTAGTATCATTATATAAGGCGGTTTCATATCTTAATAATTTTGCACCAACACCAAATCTAGGGTAAGATGTTAACTCTAATACACTAGACCCCATAACAGCCGTTGAACTTAAAATAGGAATAAATTTTTTATGCATAACTACTATATCAGTATTATTATCAATATTGTTTTCTAAACCTCTATCTAGATACAAACTATCTCCTACTCTAAATAATATCTGATATGTCTTTGTTTGGTCATCACCAAAATAAATAGTTGTATAATTTATATTTGATAATAAAGTTGTTCTTTTTTCTATACTGCTATTAATAAGAGTATCGCCTTGTATTGTTATCATTTTTTCCCCAAAATTATAAGAACCTTTTGTTTTTAATATTGGATAAACCCAACAATTAGCCGCTATATTCATTTCATCGGTTATTATAATATCAGAATTATCACTTAGAGATGATAAAGTACATGTACCTTCATTATCCATAGTTTTAATTTTAGCAGTTAAAGCACTTATACCATCTATATTCATTATATTAATAGTAGAACCTTCGTTTAATACCGACATAGTATCTCTTATTTTTATTGTATTACTACCAATTACTGGGGTTTCTAAAACATATATATATCTTTGTTCTGATATATCAATATTTTCAATTGATAATACTCCTGGAACATCAGCAACTAAACCATAAATATCTTGTTTAGTTACAGCTTCACCTAATTCTCTATTTTCCCAATGTAAATATTTACTTATATTAGTTCTTATTTTATTCATAACTGTAGACGCATTTGTTGTAGGTGATATTTTAACGTTAACTGTTGTATTCAAAGTAATATAACTTGGATCTATTATATCAACTTGCGTAGCACATACTTTTTTATCATCAAATATTTTTAATATATCTTTTTTAAATGCTTCACTAGGATAACCACCTGATGATGGAGTATCAGGTATAACACAAATCTTAACTCCAAATATTCCAATTTCAGACATCATTTCGTTATCAAGTATTTTAACCTTATTAACTCCATTTATCATTAAAGCTGTATCTTCATAATCTTCTTTAGTGACACATCTTTTTTGTGTCTTATAAACAGTTGGAGTATTTTTCTTTATTTCATCTAAAGACTCAGCCTCAGAAGCACCATTAGCATATTCATCATTTGTTACATTTATACCATTGATGATAGCATTTGTTGAATCATATATAACATCATTTATAATATTAATTGTATAAGGATTAACATTATGTGTTATATCTGCACCAGTAATATAAGTAACATCAATTTTCAAATTTTTAGCTGGATTTTTACCATAAACACCATCACCAAATTTTATAAACGCATAATAATCGCTGTCATAATCTACTGTATAATACATAGCTTCATTATTTTGTTCATCAATAAATTCAACATATTCATACTCAACATCATCAACAAAAACAGATTCAATTTTATTAACGTTATTATTAATTAGTTTGTATTTGTATCCAGCTATTCCGTTTGATATAAAAGTATCAGTATTAATGTTACCTGATTTCGCTGGTACTGTAACATATAATTCATCACTATATAATACAGCATTTTCGGTTGTATAAAAATTAATATCACCAGTTGAACATCTAGTGTATTTAGGTATTAATATATTATTTATATGTGTATTTTCTAAATAAAATTTAAGTGTAACTGATGATTGTGTGGCTGGGGATGGTTTATATCCCATAGATTTAGCATGATTATATACTGCTGTTCTAGTTTTAGCTGTAGGTAGAAAACATTCATTAACACTCATATTATTATAATAGAACATTAAAGTAGCTTCATATGCAAAAGCTTCTAATAACTCAACTCCAAAGTTACTAGCAAGAAAATCCTTCCATTTATCAGGTAAATTAGTTTTTATTCTATTAGTTAAACCTTCCATTATTTCTTCAAAGTCAATTGGTAATTTTTCTATATTTCTTAAATCTAGATTAGACATCGTTTAAACTAGTCCCCTTATCTAATAGTGAAATTGAATGTATCACTTATTTGTTTATTTTTCAAATTATAACTTATTGATATATAAATAGTGTGTTCATCTATATTTGGATTAAAATCTATATTAGTTATATTAATTCTTGGTTCTTGTTCACTTAACGTGTCTAATATATTTTCTCTTATATCTTCTAACAAAAAACTATCTAAAGGTTCGAACAACATTCTTTTTAAACTAGCACCAAATCTAGGTTGCATAACTCTTTCGCCTCTAGATGTCCCAATTATTCTTTCTATACTCGCTCTTATTAAGTCTCTAATATCAATAGTATCTGTTATTCCGGCCACATAAGTATCGCCATTATTTATTGGCATAGGACCGGAATAACCCACAGCTTCTAATTTTTTAGGGTATGTATATTCATATGGATAACTCATTTAATCAAATCCTTTTTAATTAACAAATACATTATCGCTTCCTGAAACATGATTACCAGATTGACCACAGTTTTGACATATAGTTGTGTCGGTTATTCTTGTTTTAGGTTTATCATTAACAAATACATTAGGTGAACCTTCTGTTGATTCAAAAGTTCCACCATGAGGGCAATTTGTTGGTCCAGTATCACCTAATCTATGACATTTCAAATCATTTATAAATACATTTGGACTACCTGTTGCATTGGTACCACTTCTACTGTGAGGACAACAATCTTCCCCGATATCACAGACCCCAACAGTTCTATCGCTTATTCTAGTTGAAGCTGGCATAAATAATCACCTTCATATAATTAAGTTCTTAAACTGATTCTGTTTTTGGATATAAATTATCAGCTGGATTAGAACCTGAATATTTCGAACTAGCTAATTCCATATGCATACCTTCGTCTTGACCATTCCAACTGCTTAATGGGCAACAGATACCGTGTTTCCCCAAAACATAATAAACAGTTTCTAAATCATAACATTCTAATCTTTTATAACCCCAATCAAATGCTACACCAAATTTATGTCTTGATTTTGTCGCACCATAAGTAACAGTACTTGATCTAAATCCATCAGTAAATATAAAACCTGCATAAGCTTCTGGGTATGACATCTGTAATTCATCTAAAGCATTTTCTAATCTAGTTGCTAATTCATCAGTAAAATACAGATTATTACCATTAGCTTTATCTGTGTGTCTAGACATTTTTCTGCAATTTTTAAGATAATTTTGCAGAGCAGAATCATTCATTGATAATCTATTTGACATTCCCCACTGTCTCATTACAGAACTAGAAACAGATTGACATTCTTTAGTAGTACCGCCACCAGCACTAGAACCTGAATTTTGACAATTTTCATTTGTAGCTTCACTATAGGAATTGATTTGTTTTTCATAATCAGCTTTTTCTTGTTCATTCATTTTGTCAACTTCATTTTTAGATTTATATTCTGGTAAAGAAGTAACATTTGTTTTTCCAGATGGATTTTCAAGTATATAATTATCAGATAATAATACTAAATCTTTAGCGGCGTGTATCACAATATCACCATTGTCGCTGAATACTATTTCTGAACCATTTTTATGTTTAATCTGAATATAATTAGTTTCATCATCAAATAATATATACCCAACTTTAGTTTTTATTTCTTTTCTATTTGGATAATTTTCTTTGATTTCTTGTGGTACTATATTATCATCTTCTCTATGTATAACACCCATCCAAACGGCTGTGTAAGGAGAATTATTTAAAAACATAACCGTAACTAAAGCTCCTATTTCAGGAACAAAGAAAAAACCTCTGTCATGATAACCATATGGAAAACTAGGTGACGCCCAAGGTAAATCATCAGTTTTTATATTACCATAAACAGTTGGTACATTTATTTTTAATCTACCTAATTTTTTAGGATCATTATTATCAACTACAGTACCAATAAATATTCCGCTAAATTTTTCCATTATACAGCACTTCCTTCTGGCTTTTCAATACCTGCAATATCAGTTTCACTACATAAAACTAAATGCATCATCGGTGCAAATGGTCTACTATGAGATTCACCATATATATATTTAACTGATGCAACATAAAAAATACCATCATAAATCTTAGTTTTACCATCTGTTTCGTTATAAATTTCAATACAATCTATAGGAGTTATATCCGGGTAAGCACCTACTGCCATTGACAACATCTTAGAGAAAGTATATATTCTATGTCTGATATTACTGATATATATTTCTTGTAAAGTTTTATCTTCTAACGCTGTATTAATATATTTAGTGCCAACGCCTTTATGCTGTCTATTACCTTTATTACTTTTATCATAACTTTGCTTAGTCATTTTTGTTGGTTTAGTTTGATCAAAATTTTCAAACCCTCGACCAGCACAATATAAATTATCACTACTACCATACTGTTCTATTAAATATTTAAAACTGTCATCTTTAACTAGTGCTGGTGCATTTTTCTGATTATCAATATATAATGCTACTGGTTGTAATTTACCTTCACTAATAGGGGAAAAATAACATTCTTCATTGAACATAAAAAAATTATACATTAAATTACCACTTGATGATCTACTATAAGGTAAAAGAGACCTAATCATATTATAATCTGTCATTGCTGTTTGTAACCAAGTGTAAGCATAATCTGAATTAACTAATTTTTTTATTTTACCACCATTGTCAGACACTAATTTTTCTACTACTGCTGAAGTATTTACTTTACCGAATGATGCAAATTTTTCATTTAATGTCATCTTATAAAATACAGAATCAATACATTGTAAAGTTATCATCTTTGCATCTGTATAATTTTCATCATTTAATTCAGCGTGAGTTAGATTTATATTTGTCATTGTATAAGATACTACGCAAAATTTAAATGGGCCGGCGAAACAACTTTTTTTAAGTGGAGTATAATACAATTCATCTTCAAACCATAATTCTATTTTTCTATCTTTAATCTCTAAATTTTCTATAGCCTTAAAATCTGGGGCTTTTTCTGACGGAATTATAATGGCAATTTCTGCATAAACAGAAGGTGTATACTGTGTTAATTGATATGTAAATAATTTCACCGGTATAGATTTATTATCATTATCATACCAAGATAATTTACATCTTATTTTATAATCTTTAAATTTATATGAAGAAACTGTTGACATTATATATCCTCATTACTAGCATTATAACGTAGTATATTATATTCTACATAATCTTTAGGTAATATTCTTAACACGTCACCATTTTTAATACTAAATGGATCAATAATATCATTTACAGCCATTATAACCCAAAATAATTCTGGGTTTTTATAATATTTATAAGCTATATTATCTAATCTATGTATATCTATTTCTTTAACTTTATAGGAAGTTTCTCCATTAACATATTCAGGTATCTTAATATATTTCATGTGCATAGGAATTGTACCTATACCTTCGAATTTAAATATATCAGTATTGGCAGACATATGATGCTTGCTTTCTAAATTGTTATGTTCTAATTTATCTCCATATACTGTTGACATTAATTTAAAACCACCTTACATTGATTCATCTATTTTATTGAGAGATGATTTATAAATATCACTAACACCAAACACAGAACTAGTGTCAACCTTTTTTATGTAATCTGACATTTTAGCTGTTGAATTTAAAACGTTAGTGTTTATAATTTTACTATCTGCTAATTCAGTTGCTTTATATTTCAAACTATCTATAACTTGTTTATACATATCATAATTGCTATAAATTTCAGTTGATATAGCTGAGTTAGACGAATTTGATAAAGATGTTAAAACACTACTAGATAAATTATTATTTTGATTATCGTATCTGACATTAGCATTGTTAATATTTGTGTTCACATTATTAAGTATACTGCCTATTTGCTGTGATTGTAAAGTACTTGCATATACAGCTTTTGCAAATTCATCTTTAGCTGTTGGTTTTTTAACATCTATTTTATTAATATATTTTAATAATTCTTCAACACTACCATATATTGCCGCTATATTATCCAAATTTATACCACTAATATCTAACGTTCTAAGTATACTAATCCCAACTTTTGTAGAGTTTAATATATTTCTGATATTAGAATTTAATACTCCACTGGTACCAGATGTAACTTGTGATAGAGAAGCCAATATATCTATAACATCACCATTTTTAATATTTTTAATTAATTTAGCATAATTTGAAATAGTATTAACATTTAATACTTTACCCATTATATTGTTAGATGATGAAATTAATTCACTATTACTATTTACACCCAGAAAATCTAGATTGCCATTACTAATAGCACTATAATTTTTGTAATACTCATTATATAAATTGGATGTATCAGAAAAAATCATGTCATCAGTAGCATAATCATTATTAATATATTGAGTTATTTGGTTAGTTAATATAGTATCTTCATTAGAAAACCCAGTTAATATATCAGTATTTCTATTTGACACAGCTATAGAATTTTTAAATGAATCATAATTTAATTCCGCTGGTGAAGAATTATTAACACTATTTACTACTGAAGATATATTGGGTGATTTAACACCCGTTGCGACATCTGAATCTTTTTTAGCTTTAGATGAAGATTTATTAATTGTTGGTGAAGTTCTCATACTTGCTAATGAAGCATGCACGTCAGCCATCTGAACACCAAATAATAAAGCTGGATTTTTTGATAAATTGAATTCATCTGATAAAGCTCTCCCCGATTTCTCACTATCTTTACTATACCAGCCATAAGTAAATAAATTAATAAATCTTATTGTACCATTAATAACTAAAGGAAAAACAGATCCATCTTCTAGTGTTATTACGTCTTCTGAGAATGATAATTCTACGCTGGTTATATAACCTTTAAACCCACTATAAATATTACCAACTTTTACTTTCAATATTGGTGGGTATAAAGATAACCATCCTTTAGGGTAAACTAAACCTTGTAGTCTTCCTAAACCTTTTCTAACTTCATTTATCCATTTTATATCATATTTTATTGTTTTATTAGTACCTAAAGGTAATATAAAATCTAACCCTATTTCTTTCTTTAAACTTTCTGGATTATAATCAACTGTCAAAAATTGAGAAGCTAAATCATTACCAACAAAATCTGATAAAATTTTACCTCCAGCCTGTCTAAATATATTTTCTATATTATTTCCTGTCTTTGTTTTTTTACTGAAATTAACACTTACAGAATCTCTGAGTTCTTGCGGTTTCCATGGTAATACAATTTTAACTTTTAACCCACTATCATCTTCTTCATCAACAGTATCAGCGAACCCAGTACTGCTGTTTATATTAGTACTAAATTTTGTGGTTGAAATTTCAATTGGAATATAACCTAAAAAAGTGTCACCTGCTTTTGATGTTTTTGTCAAACCAGAACTTTTATTTTCATAATCTCTAATCGCACTAGTTGAGATGGTCCCAGAACTGGGTGCTACAGCTTCGTTTTTAGAAGCTGTGTATTTAGGTAATCCATATAAATCAAAAAAATCGACATTAGTATCTATTTCTCCCATAAATTCATGAGTATAAAAGTCAACATATTCAGAGAGTGATTTATCCGGGAAAACATTGCGGCCGCCGGCTGCTTCGATAATAGAACCTTTAAAATTATCACCAAGACCGAACTGACTATTTGATGACATCTATCTAATACCTCCAATCAAAGTATACCAAATATTAAGCAAGTATATTTCCATCTCCACCAATTTTAACTCCAAACATCATATCCATAATTGCTTTAGGTATACCAAGTATATTTTCATTACTACTAGTAATCATATTATTCATACGATTTACTTCATCTGATTTCACTGTTTCTTTTTTATCTTTATTTGCTAAATCAGGAAACTTAGCAGATAATTCTGTCATTGATTTTGCAAATAAATTCTCTTGTTGTTTTTTATCTATTTGAGTTTGTTCAGCTTCTATCATTGCTAAATCTGCTTTTTTATCAACTTCAACTGATTTTACTTTAACAGCATTTTTAGCTGTTTGTTCTGTTTTAATTAATTGTTCCTGTACTATTGGGAATATTTTTTCTAGATTATTTGCTCTGTAATCAAACTGACCAGACCATCTCTGACTTCTAGCTTGTCTCAATGCTTCAAAACTACCGTCTCCGCCGGCTCTTGTTAATAAACTATTAGCCCCACCTTCTCCATGTTGATTAATCATATCAGCATAGAACATTTGTGCTTTTGGGTCAGTTATACCTTTAGATTGAGCTATTTTTAAATATCTATCTGTGTCTCTTTTTGCTATATTATTTACAACATTTAGAATTTTAGCATCTTCTGGTTTCATTTTTTTCTGTTCAGACATCATTCTTTGCCAATTTTGTTTCTCTTGTTCAGTAAAAACTATGCCTTTTTTTGACCAATCTTTATGTGCTTCATATTTTTTCATGAAATCTTCGCCCATATTTGCACTTAAAGTTTTCTCATCTGCTTTTTTCATATTATCAAGTACTTCTTTAAGTCTACCTCTGTTCCATTGTAAAGGACCTACAGAAGCACCAACCCCAGCATCATTTTTATTTACGGAGCCGGCTCCTCCTCCTTCATTTCCGGATATATATTTAACTGTTGCGGTAGCTAAATCTGGGGCAACTTTATAATCATCTAAATTAATACCACCTGATCTTTGTTTATTATCAGTAGTAGAGTGATAGTTTTTATCTGTTACATTCTGATTAGGATTTTGTTCATTTTTTTTATCAGTAATGCCAAGTTTTTCTTTTGCGGCGTCCCAAACTTCTCCCGCTTTCTTTTTAGCCTTATCCCATAATTTAGATAAGGTATCCATTAGACCAGGGAAAATACTCTCTAAACCTTTAAAACCAAGTTTTACAGCACCTAAAGGAGTTACTAAATCAGCAAAATTATCTTTCATAAATTTAACACTTTTAGCTAGTTGTTTATCTCCTATTATACCAGTTAAACCACCAACAACAACACCTAGTTTTGCACCTATCGCCGCTCCTGCAGCCATTCCTATCGGACCTCCAACTAGTCCTATTAAACCACCTATGCCACCACCAATTAATGCCGCACCACTACCCATTATTGCCGCATTTTTTACACCATTCATAGTTCTTTCAGTAGATGTTCCTTTACCAACATCACCAGCCAATCCTATAGCAGATTGAGCAATGAAAGTATCTGTTTTACTAGCTTTCTCCCCCTCTTTTAAATCTAAAAGCTTTTCAGGTGTTCTACCAGTTGCCTCAGCTTTTGATAATCTAGATTTAACAGTCATACCTATTAAAGCTGTACCAGCAGTTATAGCGGCAAGTGATCCTAACAATACTCCCGCTGATTTAAAAAATTTCATATAAGGTCGAATAAATTTTGATATTCTATCTCCAAGCACCCGTTCTAAAATACCCTGACCAAGAGAATATTCTTTTCCCTCAGTTTGAGTTATTTTCTCTTTTAATCCACCTTTTAATCCTAACATATTTTTTAATTCTTCATTAAACCAAACTAAAGCTACGCCAACAGCAGAACTTTTTTTAACCTTATTAATATCTAATGTTGTTTTAACTATACCTGCTACTTCTAATTCTTTTTTATCTTTTTTACCTAATCCTAACCAATCAGATATACCTTCCATTGGGTTCTTTAGAAAATCCATAGCACTTGATATATTCTGTTTAATATCAGTGTATAATTTTATAGGTGTGGTAATCACATCCATAAATTTATGCCCCATATCCTTCATTTTATTGCCAAAATTTGTTTGCATCTGATAAGCTAATCGATTAGTTTTAATTAAATCATTAACATTTTTATTATTATTAACTACTGAATCTTGCATAGTTTTAATCATTGAATTAGAATTAGCCATGCCACCAGACATACTAACATTACTGTTAATATTTTTATTAGTTAAAGATTCTCTAAATTTAGTTAATGAATCAATTAAAGAATTCCCAAAACTAACTAATTCAGATTCTTTATTTTCTGATTTAACTTCAACCTTAACATCTTTATCTTTCACTTGTTCTGTTAAAATTTTAATATCTTCTAAAACTTTATTTATTTTTTCTAATTTTTCTAATTGTTGATCATCATAATTATCAACAGATTTATTTTGAGGTTGACCTGCGGTATCTTTTACATATAATAAGAAATTATCTTCAATAGCCAAAAACATCAACACCTTAAATTTTTATTAATATTTACATATACTTATATTAATTTGTTCTTTATTAATAAAAAATGAGTTTAAGAAAAACCCTTAAACTCATCTGAAGTATTTACATTATTTTGCATTTTCATTATTTTTTCTATTTCTTTAAACCAAAAAACTCTATCCTTATAAGTCATGAACTGTAAATCTACGTAACTCAATTTTCCAAAATATACTAATTGTACTAATTCAGAATTAATCTCATTTTCTATATCGTTATAAATACTTAGTGCATCTACTATTAATTGCGGATTATCTACCGCTTGGACGAAAAAATTCGTCTGTCATTATAGGTGCTTGATTAAAGAATTTTTGACACTCTGGACATTGTGATGTTGCGTTTTCTGTATAACCATGATCGAATTTAGCTAAGTATTGTTTAATCTCAACTAAATCTCCAGCTGGAAGCATCGGCCATATTTTATTAAGCATCAAATTAAAATCATCAGCTTTTGTTAATATATCCTTAGTTTCAGTAGGTAAAGTCATTTCTTCAGTACAAAGAGCATATCTATATATTTCAGGACTCATCTTAATTCCCATCTTATATAAATCAGAATGTTTTGATTCTGTTGCTTCAATCAAACTACCAAACTTAGGAAATTTCATTCTCAATTTAATTTTTGATACTGGCAATTCTAACTCAAATTCATCTTTATATTCTTCTAAATATTTAATTGGATAATCTTGTATATTAACTGTAACACTTATTTTTGAACCACATTCAGGACATTCTCTGTCTATTTTATAAGTTGGACCATATGTTATAACTCTAAGCCAATATAACACAAAAAATACATCTGCATCGGTCATTTCATCAATATCAATTTTTTCAACAACAGCGTTTTGTATCAACTTTTTTATAACATTGAAAAAATTTCCTCTATCAAACTTATCTAATATTTTTTCTTCACTTGTTATCCAAGGTCTTATGTGTATTTTACCTTTAGATAGTGGGTTTTTTTCATCATAAGGTAAACCTCTTGATGGTAATTCGAATTCTTCTGCATTTGGTTTTAAAAAACTCAAATCTAAATCTTTTTTTGCCATAGGTTTTATTTCAACCTTCCTTTATAGTATTATACTTTTATTTTTTGCTTCTGGGGCGGCTGTTACTATTAATTTACTACAGGTAGAATTAAAATTATCTATCATAGATTTCTCTGTAACTAATCCACAAAAATCAAATTTATTAAGATTAATTATAGTATCACCATAGGTTCCATTTTCAATAGCTGGCATTGAACTATATATACCAAAATTAATAAAAGATTGAACTGCTCCTGTTCTCAAATCTTTAATAAACGTGACACATTTATTAGTTACAATTATATTTTTTTGTTCATCATATTCTTTTACTAATACTACATGTTCGATTGATGCGGCAGAATCCCCAGCGGCTAGAAAAATTATATCATCTTTTTTAAACATTAATAACCCTCTTTATTTTTTTAATTTAATTGATATATTTTAACTTATAACATTTAAAATTTTAATATACAAATAACTAATACCACTATATAACTGTGATATTAGTTATAATTCAACTTGTAAGTAATACTTGTTAGTTCAAAAACTAGTCCAGTATTGGTTCCAGAATAAATATTAAATCTTTTTCATCCTCCTTAATATCAATTATTTTACCCCATTTATTTTCTGCATACTTAGTCTTTTTTCCTATTTTATCTTTATTCACATATATACTAGACCCAGACATAAAAGTTCTAGTATAGTCTGTAAATTTATCTTCATCTATCAATCTAAGTATAATTTTACTTGTTTCCCAACATATACCTTCGTCAGAGAAACTTTTAACTATTTTTTTAGTTTTTTTAACTTTGGGTTTTTCAACTTTAGTTGATTTTTTATCAACTTTTATACTTTTAGTTTTTTTAACTTTAGTTTCTTTTTCTTTTGTTTCCTTAACTGAAGTATTCTTCGCTGATTTAACTCTAGGCATCAGTAATACCCTCCATAATTCTCATAATACATATATTATATCACATATAAACATATCTGTCAAGTACTAATTATAATATTATTTAAAGTTATTTTCGTTTTTTCTTTGTTTTATTAACTATATCAGATATAGAAGGAGCCGTCCATTCTGATATTAAAGCCTTTTTGAAATCAACAAACATACGCCAGGAAAAACCAGCCTCACCATCACGATTCTTACAAACATAGATTACTGATTGATTATTCGCATTATCCTGTGGTGTAGCGTTAATAGTGACAGCACAATCAACATGTCTAGCAATACCATATGATTCAGCTATATATTCTTCTGTTAGTATACCACCATTAGACAATTCTTTTAAACCCTCTCTATTAAGCTGAGTTGCCGTAATTACTGGTATATCGAATTCTATACCAATGTTTCTTAATTCCTGATAAATAGTATCCAGTTCAAATCGTCTATCGTTATATTTAGCACTAGACCTCATAATATCAGCATAGTCAACGATTAGTGCATCAGCTTTAAATCCTTTGGCATTCTCTACTCTCTTTAGATATGTTCCTATATCTGTTGCAGTACAGGAACTTGAAGGATATCTCTTTACTATTACTCTACCAATATGCTTATCCAATAGATTTTTAAGATTTTCAATTGTTTGAGAAGTTTTAAATTCATCCTTAGTACAACCAAGTAATCTCATATCATATCTTTGTGTTGTAATTTCTTCTGACATTTCAAGTGATATATGAACTACATTATACTTTTGTAGTATTAAGTTAGCACCTACATTCACAAGATACATTGATTTACCAGAATGAGCAGGACCCATAAATGTAAACAATTCACCATTACCAAAACCACCAAATATTTTATCAAACTCAGCCCAACCTGATGGTAGTCTCTTTATTTCGTTATTCTCTGCTCTACGAGTCCATCTGCTGTCTACTTCATCAAAATCATATACATCAGTACCATAATCTTCAAGTGATGCACCAACAAGTAATGCTTTCTCAACTCTGGCTTTAACATTAGAGTGTTTATTTATATCACCTAAATCATCTATAGAATCAGATATAGCTTTTTTTAAAGCTTGACATGAAACAAAATTCTTTACATTTTCTTCAATATATTTAACCGTAGATGTAAGTAATTTTTTATCTGTATATATCTCATCTAACGTTTCTTTAAGTGTGTCTGATTTGTAACTGCTAGAACTGATTAAATCATACAACACTTCTTTTGTTGGAGTACCTTTATATTCATTATAAAAGTTGATTAAATTTTTATATATTATATTATACTCTCTTAATTCAAAAAAATTAGGATTAACATTCAATCCTATTCTTTCAAATACTTTTGGTTCCTGTATCATTGTTATAATTATCTGTTTTTGAAATTCAATATCAAATGAAAATGTATCGGAATTCCATCCTGCTACTTCTGGCATTATAAGATTACACCTCTATTTTTCATATGTAAACATGCTAACTAATGTTTCTTCTGTTATTTCATTTAAAGGAGTTGATTTAATCTTATTAATAAAATCAATCTCAAATTCAGCTTTAAATATATCAACAATATCATGATAACTTAATTCAGAATTTATTTTTTTAAGTCTAATTAAACTATTAATATTACTTTGTTTACTTGGAGTTAATCTATAGAAGCCATCGTTATTTTTTATAGCTAAATGTTTAGTCATATCTTCTTTATTAGCTTCCATTTTTAAATATTTTTCATATAAATATGTCATCTTCAAAGAAAATATAATATTAGCTGTTGGTTTATTCATTTTAAGATTCATATTAGCTTTAGTTATGTTCCAATTTCTAATCATTATATCAATATAATCATAGACATTATCTATACCAGATTCAGATAAAAATTTCATTATATTTTTCCATTCTGGTTTACTGTTGATATATTCATGAATAGACAGATATTTTCTGGGAATTTTATCTAATTTAGGAGTTGCTATTCTACCTTTGAAATCGCCAGTATATCGATACAAAATTTTATTATACTGATCTATTACATTACTAATTAAATCTAATTTAGTGCATGTATTTTTATTTGAATTAGGTAAATTAATCTTCGCCATGTTCAGCATACCTTTTGTACACTATATATTGTAGAAATTGAATTAATTCATGAACATCATATTTTTTAGTTATGTCATTTTTTAATTGTTTCTTTACAAAATTTCTTATATAACCTAATGCTCTATTGGAAATCTCACCATCATAAGATTCTGGTTCTACATAGATAGATTCAGAATAATTTTCTTTCAACCACTCTATAATATTATACAACGAGTTATTCAAATTGTCAAGTATATTATTATAAATATCATATTTATTCATTATTATAGAATCAATATAATTTTCAAATTCAAAATTAACAGTGGTATCATAGACTAAACCATCTATCAATTGTTTGTATATATCAGAATGATCTAGATAAAACTGTGTTGCTGTCTGTAAATAATTAACATATTTATAAATAATATATACACTGGTATCTATATCTAATACTACATTCTTACAGGTACAGTTACTTAAAGAAGTATTCTCAACTGTTAAATCATTATTATGTTGATTTTTCATACTTAATTTTAAAGCTATATCATCATCTAGTTCGTTTTCCTCAATGTTTCTTGTCATCTCATTATAATTCATTTCGTTATCTCTAATCTTTCTACTTTTTCTGTAGAAACTCATTAAAGTATTTTTAACTATTCGATTAGTATATGCAAATAGTCTACCTTTATCTGGATTATATCTATCTAAGGAAGATAATATAGCTTGCATGCAATCAGAAGTTGCATCCATTCTATTATTTTTAACATGATAATTACCATAGAACTGTTTATTAATCATACCATTAATTATATTAGTAAGACTAGGTTCTATTTGTTTAAACAATTGCTCATTACTTCTATCTTTTTTATATTGCTTTATTAATTCATTCATTTCTTTTTCTATAAAATATTGACTTTTTTTATTAGGATCTCTTTTTCTCGGCAATAAAACAACCTCCGTTTGAATTTTATATGTCTTCTTTTATTAGTTCTGCTATATTATAACACATATATTACTATTTGTCAACACTCATATTTTTTGTTCTCTTAAAAGTTAAATTTAATAGTAGTAACAGATATAATTATTTTTAGGTGGTATTAATAAAATTATGTTAAACTATGATGAACTAGATGTTCAATACAATTCTATTATAGATAATGAATCTTTAGTTAGTGATACTTTAAAAGATTATAATATTGTTGACATTTCTTTAGATGATATTGAATTAATAAATCTTTTAAATACAGACTATTCAGAAGCCTTCGATAGAGCCAAAAAGGGATATTTTATTTTTAGAGGTGATGTTATTGATGATAATATTGTCAATAGAAAACCTGGAATTAGAATATCACTAAATAATTCATATAATTATTATAATCGTTTATTATCTAATATTTTAAATAGTTGGAAACATTATCCCAAAAGAAATCAAAGTTTTATTTGTACAAGTTCATATGAATACGCCTCTCATTGGAGTGATGTTGTAAATCTAGTATTACCAATTAATGGGACTAAATTAGGTATATGTCCTAAATGGGATATGTGGAGATCCTTTACAGAACATTCCGATATAGAAAGAATGTTATATTTTAATATTGATATATCTAAATTCTTTTCTATTATCAATGATACTCTAGCTGATGTTCATGACTATATATTTAAATATGAAGATAACAAAGAAGTTTATCGATATATAGTTAAAACTGAATCTAATATTAAAAAACTTACTGAAAATAAAGTAAATGATTTAATAGAGTATTTTCACGCTGATATGTATAATGCTAATATATTTGAATATATAGTCAGAAATGTTTATAACAATACTGAGACTATTATATCATGTTTAGATGATATTCTCAACCCTGAAAAAAATGGGTTTAGAACTGAGTTTATAGAAAGTTATAGTATACCAATAAATAAACAGAGAGAATTATGGTTTAGTAATGAAGCAATATTCATAAGAATAGACTATCTCTGGGATAATAAGAATTCAAGATTATTCAGTGAATTATTTAAATAAAAATGAGTCTAGGGACCCAATTTTGATTACTTTTGTTCATAGATTGTTCACCGAAATTTATATAAAAAGGTAAATTAAAGATCAATTAGATCTTTTAGATATAATTAAAAGATTTGAAATTAAAGATTCTGTAATAGATAATATGATTGTTATAGAATATAAGATAAATAAATTTGAGATTAAGAGAGTGGGTCAATACATTCCGAATTTTATAAGATGATGCTTCGCATCATGCATCTTCGTTTCACTCGATGTTAAATATATTTAAATATAATCATGCTAAGAGGACTAGTTAGGTCCTCTTTTTTTTATCTGTTGACAAATAGTAATATATATGATATAATTAACTAAACTTGAAATATTAAATGAAGGAGTATTTAAATGGCAAAAATAAAAGAGATTAATTCCACACCTGTAGAAATTAGTAATGCTCTACATTCTTTATGGGTTGAAAAGTATAGACCTAAAAGTATAGAGAGTTTGATATGTAGTGCTGAAATAAAGAAATTTATTTCCGATTGTATTGAGAAATATGACATTCCAAATATGTTGCTGTATGGAAGGGCTGGTACTGGTAAGAATAGTATTGTAAATGTAATTGTTAATAATATGGATTGTAATTATTTAACAATTAATGCTTCTGAAGAAAGAGGTATTGACACTATTCGTGATAAGGTACAGAACTTTGCTAATACAGCGTCTTTTATGAATAAGAAAAAAATTATAATTCTTAATGAAGCTGATGGTCTTTTACCTGTAGCACAAGATTCATTGCGTGAACTTATGGAAACCGCTTCTGATAATTGTAGATTTATTTTGACTTGTAATTATATTAATAAAATAATTGCTCCTATTAGATCAAGATGTGCTGAATTTGAATTGATACCAGATTCTCTTGATATAGCTAAATTATTAGTTAATATTCTTGACAATGAAAATATAAAATATGATGATGATTATATTGCTGTAATAATCAAAAATTATGCTCCGGATATTAGAAAAATTATTAATGAAACTCAAAAAAATTCAAAATGTTCTGATGTACTGAAAGCTGATTTGATTAATAGCAGTAATAACGAGAAGTACGATAAGTTTTTTGATGCTATATTTAGTACTAAAGATGTTAAAAGAATATCTGAACTAACTAAGAAAATGGTGTTTGATGAAGATATTTATGTCGCTATGAAGGATTATTGTATTGAAAAGTATAATAGTTCCGATGCAGTAATAGTAATAGCCGACCATAGCTATAAAAATAAAATTGTGTTTGACCGAGATCTAGTCTTTTTGAGTTGTGTATTTAACATTAAAGATATATTGAAATAATAAAGGAGAAATGAAAATATATGAATATAACTATTACAAACACAAATATTAACAGATTAAAAAAGCTTTTTAGTATTATACCAGATACTTTTTCACATGTTCCACTTAAAATAGGTAAATATGAAAATGGTAATTGTTTCGCTAGAATAGATTCAACTGATATTAATGGTGATATATCTTTTTATGGTAATGTAGAATTGAATGATATTAAAGAATTAGAACCTAGTTCAATGATGATTATCAGACTACAGACAAATAGAGCAGTATTGAGTACATTATTTAACCCTGTATATGATTCGATTCAGATAAATAAGACTAGAATATTGGTTCAGACTAAAAATAAAAAAATGTCTATACAGTTATATCAGCTATTAGAAAAGGATATATATGAACTTCCTGAGACTAATGTAGATATGTATGATGCTGTAGTCAGTAATAATGTTGGTCTTAAAAATGATGGTTACATTATACTTGATTTAGATAAAGAGGAAATGAAAGATTTTATTGATAGTTCAAGTATACTCACTCCAAATAAAACAGAAGATTTGAGATTTAATGTTAAGACCAATAAAGACAGACTAGTTGTGTATTCAGAAGATTATATCAAGAATAATTTTGAATATACTTTTACTTCAGTATTAGATGATAAAATAAAGATTGACACTAAATATGATTATAATCTAATTGATGTTATGAGTAAAATTTTAAAGTTTAAAGATTATGATATTAGTACTCTTATCAGTAATCCAGTAGTATCGTTTACAATAACTTCTGAAAAAGACGGTATAACATCAACAATAAGTGTGCCTGCTCAGAAAGATTAATATAAATTATTAAGTGATAATCTACATTAATGATGTAAGTTAATTAGTGTAGATTATCTTTTAAGGAGTTAATTATGTGAAAGTTTTAATATTAGATTTTTTCAATATATTAAAAAGATATACTTATGCATATGATATAACTAAGTATAGTGAAGGAGAATTAATAGATAAGTTAACATTTAATATACTTAATAGAATATGTGATACTGTTAACATATTAAAACCTGATGTTGTGTTTATTTGTTCTGATAGTGGTAGAAATAAAAGAGCAATAGCATTATCTTCAGGTACATATAAAGCTAATAGAAAAAGAAGTAAGTCAATGACAGATGAAGAAAAAGAAAAGAGTTATGTTGAGTATATAAAAAACATGATGCTGACACTACCTTTTCCTTTTATTGACATTAAAGATACTGAAGCAGATATGATTATATATTGTCTTACTGATTATATTAAAAAATTGGATAGTAAAATTCATATTACTATTGCTAGTTCTGACTCGGATTTTATTCAATTATTAGATAAAAATGTTAACATTTATGATTGGTACAAGAATGATATTAACATTAATAATTGGTATGTTAAGTATAAGAAATTTGATGAGAAATATTTTAATTCAAAAAATTACGCTCTAGCAAAGTCTATCACAGGAGACCCTTCTGATAATATTAAAGGAGTACAAAATTTTGGTTGGGGAAAAGTAAGCAAACTTTTTGATATTATATATAACTATTATGAAGATGTTTTAGTACCAGAAAATATTGAAATGCTTATAGATATGATTACAGAATTAATTAATAATAAAGATATAGAATTAGATAAAAAAGATTTAAAGTTTCTTATTAATTGTCAGCAAACATTTACTGACAGTAAGAAGATAATTAAAACTAATCAATCAATGATAGATTTGTCCATGATTGAAACACCTTATATTTATAATATTCAAAATGCTATTAAAAGAAGTATTAAAAATAATGTGAAGTTTAACAGAAAAGAATTTATAAAAATGTTAAAGTTAGAAAGATATAAGGATAATGTGGATAATATTGAGTATCAAAAAATATTAAATAAGAATAGTAAATCATCTTTAGTGTTTATGCAATTAGAGAAAAGAATAAATGCTGGTTTACTACAATTAAGACAGAAAGATTACTGCCTTTAGGCTGTAATATGAATGTCTAAAAATCAAATACCTAGGGAACCTAGGGAATTTAAGCCTGTGGAGACTATGAACCTTGTAGCCATTGAAGCAGGAAGATTACAGTCTTTAGACTGTAATTAGTTCACTAAGTTTACGTTCTAAAGGTGGATAATTAATGTCAAAAGCTTTATTAGTTGGAGATTTACATATACCAAATAGTAAGAGTTCAATTTCAAATAGTGATACATTTCAAGAAATTTTTAATACTTTTAGTTTAATTAAAAATACAATAGAAATAGAAAAGCCAGATTATACTATATTTTTCGGTGATATATTTGATTCACCTTATAGTATTACTACTCCTGTTATTTCTATTATATCTAAAATAATATATGACATGTCGTTAGAAACTAGTTTAATATTTATTGTTGGTAATCATGATGATGTCGATAATAAAGCTAACAATATTAAAATAGGTGATTCTACATTAAATATAAGAAGTTCGTTATTATCTACATTTAGTTATTATCCTAATGTTATGGTATTTGATAGACCATCAGTAGTTCATTTAGATAATACAAATATTGAAATAGCTTTTATTCCATATTCAACTAATATAATTGAAAGTTTGGATAGTATAAAAAATAAGTTTGCAATTGGTACAACTAGAATAGCTATGGGGCATTTTGATACGAAACACGGCTACAACATGATAGTTAAAGATGATTGTGATGTATCAGAAAATATTCCAACACCAGAAGAATTAATTGACAAATATAAATATGATTTAGTATTGTTAGGTCATATACACGATCCACAAGAGATTAAAGTTAGAGATAAATTAGTTAAATATATTGGTAGTTGTAGAAATGTTGACTTCAGAAATACTGGAGAAAATAAAGGTATTTATATGATGGATTTTGATGATATGTCAATGAGATATATTGATAATCCATATACTTACATTTATAAAGTGTTTAGAAATTTTGATATTTTTTCTGATTATTGTACCGAAAGTACTGAAGAAAAATTAAGTCGAACTAAGATACAGTATATATATAGCAATAGTCAAGAAACAAGAGATATATCAAAACTAAAACATTTTTTTAAATCAGTTAATTTTCAAAAGTCTATGATTGATGATTCCGGATTGAAATCATCTAATATATCAGCTGATGCTTTTAAAGAATTTGAATCAATGATTAACAATAATTTAATTACAAAAGAAAAATTAGTAGACTATGCTTTACAATTTAAAGAGCCTGTTAATAAACAAAATGCTGTAGATATACTTAAAATATTTAATTATCATGATTAGAGGATGTAATTATGTTAGGTGAACTACTCATTCACTAAAGTGAAATGAGCTTCCCACTTCACCGATCTGTCTTAAATCTAACAGAAAAACATTAAGTTTTTCAATTAAATCCAGAGGACTAATCTCCATGGGCGTAAATTCCCCAAGTTCCTTGGGTACAAAATCTGTTTTTAAATATATATTTTTGTTAATTAATAATTGTTTTGGAACTTTTGTTAGAATATTAATGCTAGCATTTAAATCTCTATCAAGTTTACAACCACAAGTACATTTATGTATTCTTGTACTTAAAGGTTTTTTAACAATAGCACCACATTTAGAACATTGTTGTGATGTATTTTTAGAATCAACTAAACCCATTAAACCTTGATATTGTTGAGACTTAAATTTTAAAATATTCATAAATTGACCAATAGCTGTTTGTTGACAAGATTTACTTAAATGTCTGTTTTTCAACATAAACCCAACATTTAAATCTTCCATAGCTATTAAGTCATAATTATTGACTAACATGTTAGCTACTTTAAACTGAAAATCAAGTCTTTGGTTTACAATTTTATTATGTAATTTAGAAACTTTAGCTAATGCTTTTTTACAACGATTCGATTTTGGTTTTTTAGAATCTAAACTTGGTTGTAAACGTCTAGACGCAATACGTTGTAATTTTTTAAGTTTACGTTCTGATTTACTTAAAAATTTAGGGTTAGATATAACTATACCATCTGATAAAGTTAAAAAATTAAGTAAACCAATATCAATTCCTACTGCGTTATTTGTATTTTGTGGTGATTTAAAATATTGTTCCGGTGTTTGTTCAACTGAAAATACAGCAAACCATTGATTTTGTGAATTTCTTTTAATAGTACAGTTTTTTATTTTTCCTACAATTTCTCTATGTAATTTAATTTTCACTAAACCAATTTTAGATAATTTTAAATGTTTATCTTTAATTTTAAAACCTGATTGTGGAAAAGTAAATGATTTATATTTTTTAAAACTTTTAAATCTAGGAAACGAACTTAATTTATTAAACAATCTTTGATATGCAACATCTACACGGTTTGAAACATTTTGTAATACTTGACTATGAACTAAATTTAAATATTTATGTTCTTCTGTTTTTTGAAGTTCTTGTAAATATTTATTTGAATCAAAAACTGAAACATATTTTTTATTTTCTGAATAAATTTTATTTTTATGTTCCACTATTAAATTATAAGCATTTTTACACACCCATATTGTTTCACGAAGTTTAGATTCTTGTGATTTAGTTGGGTAAAGTCTAAATTTATAATTCAAAACATAAAAATTTTTATTATTTGACAAATTTATTCACCTATGATATAATTATGTTGTAACATAATATTAACTTTATAATTGTATAGATATTTTTAATGAAAGGGTGATTATCATCTTACAACCTAAAGGTAGTAAGTTTTCTCATCACACGTTAGATAAAATAAGATTAAGAATAGCTTTAATGTTAGTATCACTAGCTATTATGATAGTTAACAAAAAAACATATGAAGGTTTTGGATTAATTATAACACTAAAAGATTGGGTTGACTATTGTAATTTAAGACAGAATACTTCATCAGATAAAGATAAAGGAAAATAGAATGAGATTATCTAAAATAGAATTAAATAATTTTATGTCATTTAAAAGTGATACTATAGAATTAACTAGTGACATAAATGAAAAACCTACTATATATATTATTGATGGTATTAATTATGACAGTGATGTAGAGAATGAATCTTCCAGTAATGGTAGTGGAAAAAGTACGTTGATTGGTGAATCTGTCATGTATAATATATTTGGCAGAGGGTTAAGAGGTAATAAACAGAAGGTTAAATTAAATGAAATGATACGTAATGGTAGTAGTAAGATGTCAAATATCATTACTTATTTAATTAATGATGAAGATAACAATCAATCTAATCTTATTATTGAACGTAATAAATCGATTAAAGGTTCCAGCAGTGTTGATGTTAATATAGATGGTGAAACAAAAACAAAGAGAACTAAAAGATTATCTGATAAAGATATTAAAATGTTTATTAATCTTACGCCAGAAGTATTTTCACAAGTGGTAGTCTATTATCATGATAACATAAATCTGTTAGCTATGAATTATGGTCAGAGATTAGATTTCTTTAAAAATATGGTAGATCTTACTTTGATTGATGACTACTATGAAAAAGCTAAGAATTTTAAAACATCTAATGAAAGAATGTTAGAAAAGCTTTATATGAGTAAGAAAAATACAGAAGAAATTATTTCTATAGTTGAAGATAACAAAGATGAATATATTGACTATTTAAATAAAAAGTTAGATGATTTAAATGAAAAATTAAAAGAAGCTGAAAGTGTTGAAGTATCAGATGTTGGTGAATATAAAGATTTAATTAATACAAAAAAAGATGAGTTAGATTCATTAACAAAGGAATATAATAGTAAGCATGAACTGATATTAATAGCTAGAAATAATTTAGATAAGATAGAAAAAGAAATAAATAGATTTAGTAAACTTAGTGGTGTTAAGTGTCCGACATGTCATCAAATGGTTACTGGTGAATATGTTGATACTATTAGTAAATCTTACATTAGTGAACAGAATGAATTTCAATTAATTATTCAAACTAATCAAAAAGATATAGCTGAACTGAATTCACAGATTAAAGATGTTAAAAATAGTATTGACAATTATCAAAATATCATTAATAAAATAAACACTGAATTAAAACTTAAAGAACAGAATATTAGAAGTATTAATAATGATATAGCTAAGATTAAAAAGGATATATTAAATGTTGATAATAAAAAAGAAGATAAAGTTGATAAAAGTAAATATGAATTAAAGTTATTAGGATTAAACAATGCTATTAAAATTAGAGAAGAATGGTCTGAATCAGTAGATTATTGGTATAACATATTTTCACCTAAGTCATTGTTAAGGAGTGCTATCATAAGAAAATATATAGCTATATTAAGTGATATATTTGAATACTATATATCTAAATTATACAACAATGAAATATTAGCTAAAATTACAATTAGTGATGATGGTGATATTGATATTAATATATACTATAACGGATATGAAACTAATTACTGGCAGATGAGTAGTGGAGAAAGAAAAAGAATAGATATATCAATGATGTTAAGTCTATATGAATTTAACAGTTATATTAATCCTAACATGCCTAAATTTTTAATTATGGATGAACTTTTAGATTCATTAGATCCAATTGGTATCGACAGTGTTATAGATACTCTAGTTGATGTTCAAAAAAGACATAATATAGATTTATATTTAGTTAGTCATATTCCTATACCATTAGAGAATATTCCAGACTCAACCAACATAAAACATATTCTAGTTACTAAAAAGGATAAAACTAGTACAGTTAAATATATAGATTAAAATATTAAAAAGACTTGTTAAAATCAAGTCTTTTTTCTTATTAAATTTACAAATTAATTGTATATTAAATAAATGTTGGTGATATTATGATAAATCAAAAATTTTCGATGAAGAATAATTATATTAGTTTTATAGATATTGATGATACTGTATTTAGAACGTCAGCTAAAATTTTAGTTAAAGACACTGATAATAAGACTATACATGAATTGAGTTCGTATGATTTTAATAATTACATATTAAAAGATAATGAACATTTTGATTTTAGTCAATTCAAAAGTAGTGATATATTTTTTAATACGGCTGAACCTATAGACCCTGTTGTATCTAAGATAAACAGACTTCTAAATATTATTAAATTAAAAAATGGTCAAGATAAGATAATATTTTTAACAGCAAGACCAGATTTTGATAATAAACAAAAATTTCTTGATACCTTCAGAAATACTGGTATACCTGTTGATAATAAAGATATAGTTTATATTGAGAGAGCAGGCAATATTAATAAGCCTACTCCAATAGCTAAAGCTGAAATAATAGATAAATATCTATCTACAAAAAAGTATAATGTTGTTAGAATGATAGACGATTCAATTGATAATTTAAATGTATTTTTAAAATTACATACTATGTATCCAAGAATTGCTTTTATAGCTATTAATGTAGATAAGAATGGGAAGTTAAAAGTATATCATAGAATTAATACTGAAATAATATAAATAGTAATATAGGAGATATATAAAATGAATATATTAAGTAATATAAATAATATTATAACAGAAGCTAGAAGTCATAGTGATGTTAATAAAAAATTAACTTTATTTGAACAGTTGTACCCCTATAGAAATAGTGATTGTTACGTTACGTTTAATACTATTGATAAAGTAGGAT